CACTTAGACAATTTGCTAGTTGTGTTCTTGTTGATGTTGATGACACCCTCGATTCTATCTTTAGCAGTGATATGGCTATTGGTAGATACGTTGCACAGAGGGCGGGAATCGGCATCAACGCTGGTAGAATCCGTGGCATCAACAGCAAAATCCGAGGGGGAGAAGTTCAACACACGGGTGTTGTACCATTTCTCAAAAAGTTTGAAGCAACTGTCCGATGCTGTACTCAAAATGGCATACGCGGTGGATCCGCCACCGTCCACTTCCCAATCTGGCACCAAGAAATAGAAGATATTTTGGTTCTTAAAAACAACAAGGGAACGGAAGATAATCGTGTCCGTAAACTTGATTATTCCATTCAAATTAGCAAGTTGTTCTATGAAAGATTTATTCAAGATGGTGAGATCACGCTTTTCTCTCCGCATGATGTCCCTGGACTTTATGATAGCTTTGGACTCCCTGAGTTTGATGCTCTCTACGTACAATATGAAAAAGATCCGTCCATTACGAAAAAAACTATTAAAGCGCAAGAACTCATCCTTAACTTACTTAAGGAACGTGCGGAAACGGGTCGAATCTACATTATGAATATTGATCATTGTAATTCTCATTCTTCTTTTAAAGACAAAGTAAATATGTCAAACCTTTGTCAAGAGATTACTCTACCTACAGATCCTATCCAACATATTGATGATAAAATGGGGGAGATTGCACTTTGTATTCTTTCCGCTATCAATGTTGGAAAGGTAAAATCTGATGAAGAACTTGAAGAACTTTGTGACCTTTCTGTTCGCGGTTTAGATGAGTTGATTGACTATCAAAAATATCCCGTAGCGGCGGCAGAAATCGCTACCAAGGCACGTCGTTCTCTTGGTATAGGGTTTATTGGTTTAGCACATTATCTAGCAAAACTTGGATATAACTATGCTTCTCAAGAGGCATGGGATGCAGTTCATGGTCTTTCCGAATCTTTCCAGTATTATCTTCTGAAGGCATCTAATCAACTTGCAAAAGAAAAAGGTTATTGTGAATATTTTGGCCGCACAAAGTATGCTGATGGCATTCTTCCGATTGATACATACAAAAAAGAAGTTGATGAAGTTTCTTCTATTCCTTTAGATCATGACTGGGAATCTCTTAGAGCGTCTATCCTGGAATATGGTCTCAGGCACTCAACACTGTCCGCACAGATGCCATCGGAGAGCAGTTCCGTTGTGTCAAACGCAACCAACGGAATTGAACCACCTCGCGGATTCCTGTCCGTTAAAAAGAGTAAGAAAGGACCACTTAAGCAGATTGTTCCCCAGTATCATACACTTAAGAACAATTACACGCTCCTCTGGGATATGCCTAGCAATACTGGTTATATTAATATTGTTGCTGTTATGCAAAAGTTTTTTGATCAAGCAATTTCTGGTAATTGGTCTTATAATCCAGAGAACTATGATGATAATGAAGTACCTGTTTCAGTGATGGCACATGATATGCTTTACTCATATTCGATGGGATGGAAAACGAGTTATTATCAAAACACATATGATATTAAAACTGATGAAGTAGTGGAAGAACCAAAACAAGACCTTCAATCACTTCTTCAAGAACTTTCTGGTGCTGATGAAGAACTTTGTGACAGTTGTGCAGTTTGAAAATCTATTAAATAAACTATGTGAAGGGAGCAAGTATGGAGTTTAAAATTTCTTCAATAGAAGAACCTCAAACAAATATCAAAGGAATGACTGTTTTTAATACCGAAAAGGTTGATACCAAAAAACAACCAATGTTTTTTGGAAAACCACTTGGAGTTCAGCGATACGATTCATACAAATACCCAATCTTTGATAAATTAACTCAGCAACAATTAAGTTATTTTTGGAGACCAGAAGAAATTTCTCTTCAAAAAGATCGTGGAGATTATCAAACATTACGTCCAGAACAAAAACATATTTTTACTTCTAATTTGAAGTATCAAATTATGTTAGATTCTATTCAAGGTCGTGGTCCTGGTATTGCATTCATTCCATACTGCTCACTTCCTGAGTTGGAAGCATGTATGGAAGTGTGGGGATTTATGGAGATGATCCATAGTCGCTCATATACCTATATCATTAAAAACGTTTATTCAGACCCATCTGAAGTGTTTGATACTATCATTGGGGATGAACGTATTCTGGAACGTGCTAAGAGCGTTACAGAGTCATATGATGACTTTATTCAATCAGCGCAACAATATGGTGTATCTGATGCTTGGATGCATAACCTTGAAGGAGTCACATACGCAAAGGAAACGATTAATGACGTTAAACGAAAACTGTACAGAGCAGTCGCAAACGTTAATATTCTTGAAGGTATTCGCTTCTACGTTAGTTTTGCTTGTAGTTTCGCCTTTGGTGAACTTAAGCTTATGGAAGGATCCGCTAAAATCATCTCTCTCATTGCAAGAGACGAAAACCAACATCTAGTCATTACACAAAATATTCTGAACAAATGGCGAGATGGTGATGATCCTGAAATGAAGCAAATTGCTAAGGAAGAAGAGGAGTGGGTTTATGCAATGTTTGATCGTGCGGTAAATGAAGAAAAAAAATGGGCAGATTATCTGTTCAAAGATGGGAGCATGATTGGACTGAATGATAAACTTCTTCAGCAGTATGTTGAATGGATTGCAAACAGAAGACTTAAAGCAATTGGATTAAAACCTCAATATGATATATCGGCAAATAATAATCCACTTCCTTGGACTGATCATTGGTTAAATTCTAAATCTTTGCAAAATGCACCACAAGAAGTGGAAATTGAGCAATATTTAATCGGAGGTATTAAACAAGATGTTACCAAAGATACTTTCTCAGGATTCAAATTATGATGAATGGTGTGAACAAGAAATCATAAGTGCCTATATTGAGGCAGCAGAATGTGATGAGTATTTGTTTGGTGATTATGATTATTGTAAAGAATGGTTAGGTACAAATACTGATAATGTTGTATAGATAGAGGAGGTAAACCCTCCTTTTTTATGTCTAAAAATAATTTTAACAAAGATGAATTTAGAGTTAGAGTGCTAAAGTTAAAAAACGAACTATATCACGATTCAAATTGGTACTCAAATCCCAAGAACCTGGCGGATAAATACCTGAATAAGGTTCTTGAAATTATTGATGAGTACAGATATTAACTATGAAAACCCTTGGATCTATAATGGAAATCCTTTCACGAGTGCAGATATTGGAGACCATTATGGATTTGTCTATTTGATAGAAAATAAATTGAATGGTAGAAAATATATTGGCAGAAAATATCTTTGGCAGTTTAGAACCCCCAAAGGTAAAAAAAGAAAAGTAAAATCTGAGTCTAATTGGAAAGAATACTATGGGTCTTGTCCGGAACTTAAAGAAGACATTGATAAATTGGGCAGAGAAAATTTTAGTAGAACTATCTTATCATTACATAAAACAAAGGGCAAAACAAACTTTGGGGAGACCAGTCAACTCTTCAAGCACGATGTCCTCACAGAAGCCCTTGACAACGGAGACCCTGCGTTCTACAATAGCAACATCTTGGGACGGTTCTACCGAAAAGATTATTATGAACGCAACAACTGAAGATATTGTCGCACATGTGAGGAGTTGGTCTCTTGATCGTGCATCAGACAAAAGTATTCATAAAGAGGATGCTCGTGCTATTCTTGCTGAATTCTATGAGTGGATTGAACCAGAAAATGATGAACTGGAAATCGTCTCCTTAGAGCCAGAATCTTGACAGAATCTAAATAAAAACTTATGATGCTAAAATCCTTGTTATGAGCAAGGTTTTTTGTTATGAGACTTTGAGTGACATTTAGAGCCGTGGAAAGTGCCCTTTGAAAAAAGGGTGTACCCCCTTTCTATACGGATGTAGAGTTCAATTAATTTTAATGCAAAACTGCTTTACTGTAGCCCTCTTGCCTCTGTTGGCAACGGTTACAACCACAACGGCAACACTGCCATCATCTGCTATTGCTCCTTCATATTCTATTATTAAGGAGTTTGAAACAGAGAAGACAGCAATCCGCGAGGTTGCTCCCGAAAAGCCAAAAGAGAAAAGGCTAATTTGTAAAGGGTGTAATGAACATGAAAATACTGCCCTGGCATTTTTCCAGGATCGCGGTATTAAAGACAGAAACGCCCTTGCTACCATCATGGGTAATATTCGTCAGGAATCAACTTTTGTTCCTAACATTTGTGAAGGTGGTAGCAGAACCTCATACTATAATTGTGGAAGAGGTTATGGTTTGATACAATTTACTTCTGCTTCTCGTTATTATGGACTGGGTGCTTTTGCTAAAAAAATAGGAGGTAATCCTTCTACTG